ACTCAAAGAAAAAGAACAACAATTGTTTATTAATCTAATGAAGAAGTCTGGGTTGGTGGAATGTGGCCCTGTTTTATCACTTAAGATGGAGTAAAATTATGAGTAAGTTTAGTCGTATATTTGGTGGAGGACGGTCTGCCCCACCACCACCTGATTATGCTGCAATACAGAGACGACAAGATGCAGAACGAAAACGACTACAAGATATAAGAGATGAGGAATATCGTGTTAGTGGTATATCAGATTACATAGACTATATGTATGACAACCCAGAGAATGTTAGCAGACGTTCTGCTACAGGCTCTTTCTACTCAGCTATTAGTGAGGGTAAAGTGCCAAGTCAAGCACTTTCGGGTTATGAAACAGATAAAAGTATTGGTGTCAAGGATGTGAAAGCTAACACAGATAAATATTTTACTAGCAGAGCAGCCGTACCATCTATAAAAAAGGGACGTATTAAGCTAGGTAAGAAAGCTATAACAAGACCAGAAGGAGTCTTGGGTGGTAGCGATGATGCGGAAAAGAAAAATTTACTAGGAGCGTAACATGGCATATAGCTACTCCGTTAAAGATATTATCAGACGGTATGAGGGTCTAAAAGCAGATCGTATGCTATGGGAGCCGTTCTTTAGGGATGTAAGGGATTATATAAGACCCCGTAAGCAAGGTGTAGACAGTTCTAGCCATATCGATGGTGAACGTCACACCAATAAATTATTTGATTCTTCTGCACCAGAGGCAAGCCGTTTGATGGCTATGTCTATGCAAAATGCTCTTGTACCGCAATCTGTCGTATGGTTTGGGTTAGGTATACCTGCTGGTCATCAACTGTCAGAATTAAATAGAGATCCTGCTGTTAAGCGTTGGTTTCACGATGTAACTCAAAAAATGTTTTTCAGTATGCACGAAAGTAATTTTTATACTTCCATTGGGGAAGCATTTTTAGATTTTACTTCTTTTGGTACAATCAATCTTTTACTAGAAGAGAATGATTCATATAACGAAAATTTCGGTGGATTAGTTTTCACCTCTATACCTGTAGGACAATTTGTTTTCGCTGAAGATAAAAGAGGACAACCTGATACGGTATTTTGGGAATACACATTTACCGCACGTCAAGCCAAGCAGATGTTTGGAATGCGTAAACTACCCGACAAGGTGAAAAAGGCTTGTAAAGATAAGCCTGATGAAAAGTTTACATTTGTTCGTGCGTTAATGCCAAGGGATGATTATAAATCAGGTTCGCAAGATGCTCTTCAAAAGCGTTATGCCTCACTTGATATTTATTTAGATTCCAGAACATTGGTTAGAGAAAGTGGTTTTGATGAACTTCCTTACGTTATTGGAAGATTTGAAAAATCATCAGGAGAGTTATGGGGTAGAAGTCCTGCCGATATAGCGATGCCTGACATTAAAACAATTAATAAGATTAGGGAGTTGGAGTTAAAAGGGCTTGCAACGGCAGTCCATCCACCCTTGATTGCTCCAGATCAGGGTATTATTGGCACGTTCCGTATGACTCCTTCCGCTATTAACTATTCCAGAGAACCAGAGAGGTTCAAATTCTTACGGTTTGAAGGTAGATTTGATTTATCATCCCTTAAAGCTGATGAACTTAAAAAATCTATTAGGGGTATATTCCTAGCAGACCAGTTGGTACTACCAGAAAAACTGAATATGACTGCTGAAGAAGTGGCTACTGTTAGGGAGCAGATACAGAAGTTACTTGGCCCGACTGTAGCACGGTTTGAAAGTGAAGTTTTAACACCATTAATTTTGCGTAGTTTTGGGCTAATGAGTAGGGCAGGTATCCTACCACCAGCCCCACCTGCACTAGCGGAGTTAGATGAAATAGAGGTATCCTATGTTGGGCAGTTGGCGAAGAACCAAAAAATACAAGATGTTACAAGTATCCAAAGATGGCTTGGCGTTGCTGCGAATATGGCATCGTTTTCGCCTGACGTACTTGACCTTATTGATATGGATGAAGCATTACAAATTATTGGTGAGAGGATGGCTGTACCGAATGAGATTATGCGTTCTCAAGAAGAAATAGCACAATTAAGACAACAACGACAACAACAAATGCAAATGCAAGAACAACTTGCACAAGCATCACAGGTGGCTGAAGGTGCAGGAAAAGCTGCCCCAATGGTTAAAGCACTAGGAGGTGCGGATGCGTTCCCAGTACAATAAAGAACTGGAGGAAATACAAGAAGCAATAGTGAAAACCTTTTCTGGCGTTCATGGTGAAAAAGTTTTACAGTTTTTAGAAGACCTGTATCAAAACCAAGTTTCAGCCGTCCCAGATGATCCTTACTCAACCTATTTTAATGAGGGTGGACGTGGGTTGGTAATTGGGATTAAGCAACAAATAAAATCGTACAAGGATTCAAAGCAGCAGCCATTAAAAACACATTATTAAAAAGGAGTTGTTATGACTGAAGATGCGACCGTGACAAGCGATAATCTCATCACAGAAGAACCAGTAACGCCAGAAGATAATTCTTGGCAAGCACGTTATTTACCTGATGATCTTAAGGAAAATGCCACTCTACAGAAGTTTAAGGATGTAGGAGGGTTGAGTAGTTCCTATCTTTCTATGCAGGAAATGCTAGGGTCTAGGGTTAAAATGCCTACAGAAGAATCTTCTGACGAAGAACGTAGCGATTTTTATAATAAGCTAGGTCGTCCAGAAGCTCCTGATAAGTATGAATTACAGATTGATGAACGGTTCTCTCAAAATCCAGCAGACCAACAAAAGATAAACGATTTTAGAGAACAAGCATTTAAACAAGGTTTTACTAATACACAGGCACAGAAAGCAGTTGACTTTTATACAGATATGATAAACGGTTCGATAATCGATCAAGATGCTGTTATGGGACAAGCCCGTATAACTGCTGAAACGGCTCTAAAGAAAGAATGGGGGCCAACGCAGTACGATAAGAATCTTGCGTTATCAAGACGTGCTTTCAATCGTTTCGCAGATGACGATCTAAAAAAGTTTGTGAACGAGAACGGTATCTCTAATAATATTGGTATGATTAAGTTTTTACATAAAATTGGTACAGCATTCAATGAACCAGAGATGGCAGGTATGGGAAAAGATTCTGGTTCTGTGGATTCTGATTCCGCTAGAATTGAAATAGATGCTATGATGAAAGATTCAAAGCATAAATATCACGAAGCATTATTCGACCCTAAAGATGCAAGGCATGAAGAAGCAATTAATTATAGGGATCACCTTTATGATGTGGTATATAGAGGCGAGGAATAATGGGAATAGAAAATATAATTTGCTCTGATTGTGGCAATTTTACCTATAAAGACAGACGTGTCGATGAAGAAAAAGGTAAAACCACACCAGAGAAATATGGGTTTTGTGAGGCTTTTCAGACCAAAACTTCGGCAGACACATTTTATGGATTGTGTCCTTCCGCAGTTAGGATTCCTGTAGAGGTTTACACACCCACACTTGTGAAGAAATTAGCCCATAAACGGACAACTAAGCCTTCACGCAAATAAGAGCCTGCATGACGCAGATAACTCTTCCTTTTAATCTCTTTTTTAAAGAGGTATATTATGAGTACTGAAGTCAATAAAGCATTTGCCCAGAAGTTTAGGGATACTTTTTTGCACTTGGTACAGCAAAAGGGGTCACGTTTGCGTGACTATGTGCGTGTTAACACGGATATAGCAGGCAAGTACGACCATTTTGACAGAATCGGTAGCACATCGGCTCAAAAAATTACGAGCCGACATTCCGATACTCCGTTAATCTCTACACCACACTCACGTAGACGTGTGAGCATGGATGACTACAATTGGGCTGACTTAATTGATAAGGCAGATAAAGTCCGAATGTTAGCTGATCCTGCTTCCGACTATATGAAAGCTGGTGTATGGGCAATGGGGCGTAAGATGGATGATATAATCATCGCTGCTATGTCTGGTAACGCTGTTAGTATTGATGAGGATGACGCATCATCTAACGTAGCTTTACCTGCTGCTCAAAAAGTTGCTGTATCAGGCACAACGGATATGAATCTGACGAAGTTACGCCAAGCTAAGAAAATCTTGGATGCTTCTGATGTTGATCCTGATTTACCACGCCATATTGTAATGAAGAGTAATCAGTTCTACGATCTTTTAGAAGATGAAAAGATTGTAAGTGCGGATTACGCTACTGTGAAAGCTCTTGTAAACGGAGAAATTGATTCTTATATGGGTTTCAAATTCCACCGATCCGAGCGTTTGGCAGTAGATGGTAGTGGAGATACGCTATGTTTAGCATGGATTCCTGAAGGAATCGGTATGAGCATGGGAATGGACGTTAAGACTCAAATTACTGAGCGTCCAGATAAAAACTATAGTACACAGGTCTATGCCCAGATGTGTCTAGGTGCGGTTCGCATCGAAGACGAAAAGGTTGTAGAGATTGCCTGTACTGATTCCTAAAGGGGGTGTAACATGGCTACTTATAAAAGCACAGGCTACACCATCGCTACGGATGGTACAGGTAAAAAAGCAGTACCTACTTCTTGGAATGGAGTAACCTCTCGGTATGAACAATATATCGTGTTGGCTGCTGAGACTCCTGTAGGTTCAGGTGATATGGTGGAAATTATGACCATACCTGCTGGTGTACGCATTTTACCGCAGTCTTTTGTCATTATTAGTGATTTAGAGGCATCAGCTACGGTAGATGTTGGTTATAAAGCACATACAACCCAGAGTACGGGTGCAGCAGTTGCAGTTGATGACGATGCTTTTTGCTCCGTGATCGCTGCTGATTCCGCACGTACTGTTACGCATTTTCACGAAAGTGGAACGCATGATGCGGGTTATATAACAACGGGTGAAATGGTTTTGACTCTCTCTTTGGGAGCAGGAACCGCAGTTACAGGCGATACATTTGATTTTCATATAATGTACACTGACCCGAACTAACTGTTTGGTGGTGGCTTTTCGGAGCCATCACCTTACTTTATACTATGCAAATTACAAGAAATTTCTCTGAATCTGAATTTGCTTGCAAATGTGGATGTGGTTTGAAGGACATTAGTGTTAAACTAGTTGAGGATTTACAGATAACAAGATCAGAGTATGGTTGTCCAATGACGGTCACAAGTGGGGTAAGATGTCCTACTTGGAATAATGCTTCTGGTGGATCTGCAAATTCTTCGCATCTAACTGGTTTAGCTGTTGATATAGCAATGGATGATGCAGTCTTAAGACACCGATTGATACGCACAATTTTAGAGATGGGATGGATGCGTGTAGGAATAGCGAAATCTTTTATCCATCTTGACATAGATTACAAAAAAACTAACCCTGTTATTTGGACATACTAATATGGCTTCCAAAGTAGACATAGCAAATGAAGCCCTGTTAATGCTAGGGGCAAACTCTATTACAAGTTTTACCGATAACGATTCCAATGCGGTGTTAGTTAATCGTTTCTATGACGGTGAGAGAGATGCTGTATTAAGAAGTCATCGTTGGAATTGCGCTATAACCACAGCCAATATAGCGTCTTTAGCAACCGCTCCAATCATTGATTGGGAATATAAATTTACATTACCAACCGACCCCTATTGTTTACGGGTACTAGATGTGAGGACAGTAACAGGTGATATTAAATTAAGTCATGCGGTGCAAGGTAGGGAGCTATTAACAGAAGAGTCCACGGTCGATATAACATACATTCAAAGATTAGAGGACACCACGCTGTTTGACGCTTTACTCTACCAAGCACTTGTTTTTCGTATGGCATGGAAGCTTGCATATCCCATTACACGTTCTCATCCAGTGATGTCGCAGATGGGTTCTATGTTTGAATCGGTGGTAAGAGAAGCGAGAACTATTGACTCACAAGAAGGAACACCAGAAGAAATTATAACGGATACGCTCACAGACTTACGATTCCGATAAATGGCTAAAGTATTTCCAATACAGACCAACTTTACAGCAGGTCAGTTATCACCACGTCTGCATGGTAGAGTCGATATAAATAAATACAACAATGGACTTAAGACGCAAAAGAATGCTTATAGTCTACCGCATGGCGGTGTTGTACGAAGGGGAGGGTTACATTATGTCGCAGGTGTTAAAACAAATTCGTTAAAGGTAAGATTAGTACGTTTTGAGTTTAGTGTTACCCAAGCCTATATATTAGAGTTTGGTAATTTATACATACGCTTCTATAAAGATAATGGACAGATTGAATCTGGTGGTTCGCCTGTAGAAGTTTCAACTACATTCACGACAGCAGAACTAGACTCTATGTATTTTGCTCAATCGGCTGATACTCTATATATAGCACAATCAAACCATGCCCCAAGCAAGCTAACAAGGTCTAGTCATACATCGTGGACTCTCGCCAATTTAACATTTGCGTCTGCACCTTCTAACTTTGCTAGTGGTACGGGTGAAAACCCTAGATGCGTTTCCTTTTTCGAGGAACGACTATACTGGGCAGGCACAGACAACCAACCACAAACAATTTGGGCTAGTAAATCTGGTGATTTTTTAAACATGGATCAGGGTACTGGTCTTGATGATGAATCTGTTGAATTTACTCTAGCTACCGATGATGTGAATGTTATTAGATGGTTGAAAGCATCTGATGTTCTTTTAATTGGTACAGTAGGTGGGGAATTTAAACTTCACGGTAATGGCAATCCAGTAACTCCTTCCAACGTAAGGGTTGTTCAAGAAACTAAATATGGTTCTAGTGGCGTAACACCAGTAACATCTGGTAGGGCGGTACTCTTTAACCAACGAGCTACTAAAAAATTACGTCAAATGATCTTTGATTTAAACGTGGAAGGATTTGTAGCACCAGATTTAACAATATTGGCAGAGGATATTACTGGCGATGGTATAATATCTATGGCTTACCAACAAGAACCAGATTCAATTATCTGGGCTGTACGTGCTGATGGTACTTTGATTGGTCTTACTTACCAACGAGATCAACAAGTGGTCGCTTGGCATCAACACCCTGTAGGTGGGTACTTTGGTGAAGCTACAATTACCGTATCTGATGCAGCTAATATAGCGGTAGGTGCTACTATTACTATTACGAGATCGGACGGCACTACAGAGGTAATGACTGCTACTAACGATGATCCTACTACGGCTAATAAGTTTTCTGTAGGGGGTAGTCGTACTAATAATGATGTAGCGGATAATATAGCCGTAGGTACTGGTGGTGTATTAGGAATCAATGCTTTATCTAATTTAACAGCACCAAATCCAGCAGCAGCAGTTATCACGGTTACAGATCAATCCAATGGGCTTGGTGCTTTTACACTCGCTAGTTCAGACAGTACAAGACTTGCTGTGACAAACCAAGGGCAAGCTATAGCTGAAAGTGTTGCTGTTATCCCTTCGGCTGATGGTCTAGCAGATGAATTATGGGTGAGTGTCAAACGAACCATTAACGGATCTACTGTACGATATGTTGAATACTTAGATCCGACTATTTTTGTAGATTCTGGTTTAAAATATTCTGGTGTATCAGCTACTGCATTTTCTGGGTTAGGCCACTTAGAAGGACAGTCAGTACAGATTCTTGGAGATAATGCAGTATATCCAAATAAAATAGTAACGAGTGGTTCTGTATCCCTTTCAGCAGGTGTTACAACTGCTTACATAGGTTTACCTTATCCTACTGAAATTGTAACTCTACCACCAGAAGTACCTCAAAAAGATGGTGCTTCATTTGGTAAAAAGAAGTCTTGGAGTCGTGTTATACTCAATCTATACCAAACTTTAGGAATTTCTGTGAACGGCAATCAATTAATATTAAGAACGGGTGGAGATCCAATGGATTCCCCTCCTCCTACATTTACAGGTCAACATGATGTCACTAACTTAGGGTGGAAAGAATCTGATTCCTCTCTCACTATAAAACAGGAGCAACCGCTTGGGATGACGTTAATCTCATTAACAGGCGAACTTAATGTATCCGACTGAACCACCGTTAAAACAATGTGGTAAAATACAAATTGTTCCTTATCAGCTTGACCACTTTAAAGAATTAGTGGTCAGACCCCATGAAGGAGTGATGAAAGAAGCGATTAAGTTATCGGATACTCAATGGGCTAAAGCAATAGGAAAAGAGGCAGTAGAAGCATATACGTGTTATTTTGAGGGTGAGATATTACTAATCGGGGGCATCAATATATTATGGGAGAATGTTGCAGAAGTCTGGGTTATTGGTTCTCCTGCAATCCCATCTTTGAGATTTTCGTACATCAAGATTTGTAAGTTCTACTTGAAGTACGCACGTGAAAAGTATAAGTTAAAACGGGTACAAGCCCAAGTTGTAAAGGATTACGAGATGTTACACCGATTTGTAAAGTATTTAGGATTCACTTATGAAGGTACTCTACACAACTATTGTGGTGGTACTATAGATAACTGTATGTACGCTATTTGGGAGAAATAAATGGATCCAGCAACAGCAGCAGCAGTAGCAGGTGGAGGACAGGTTCTAAAGGGTGTTAGCGGATATAAGGCAGGGCAGGCATCCTCTAAGGCTGCTATGGCTACAGCCCAGTATAACGCCCAGATTTCACAATTAAACGCCAAGATGGAAGAGGATCGTGGTCGCATCACTAGAGCGATTACAGAGCGTAATGCTGACGATATTGGTGAACAAGCTGTTTATAATGCCTTTCTTTTAGAGCGTCAAGCTGGTGAATTAGAGGATCAGAATGATTTTGATTTGCTTATAGCAGAACGACAATACGATATTTTTACAGCACAGAAAAGAGCTAACTGGGGAAATGCTGGAGTTACGATGGCAGGAAGTCCTGCACGTGTAGCTATGGCTGATGCTTATGCAGCAGCTATGAATTTGGCTAACATAGAACAAAGGGGATTGCAAGCTGTATCAAGAACCAATCAAGCAGCCGAAATGACAAAATACAAGGGTAAGGTTGACTATAATAATATGATGCAACAAGCCTTTATGGGGCAGTATGCTTCCGATATACAACGGGCTAATATTATTAATGAGGGTAGTATGAACTACTACGCAGGAGCTTCTAAGGCATACGTTGGGCAACAACAAGCTACGGCTGCACTTATTGGTGGTTTGTCGGATGCTGCTTCTTCTGCATTTACTGGTTACGTTGGTGCAGGTGGAACATTTGGTTCTACTGCTACTGCGAGTGCTGCTGGTGGAGGCGGTGGTTATACTAACATTTTAGACAGTTATGGTGCTGGTTCAGCTTTTAGGGGTGGGGGATAAACTATGGCTAAAATAGCACCATTACAAGTAGATCAGCGTAGAGGAGTTCAGGAGCGTATTCCTTTAGGTGGGGCAGGTCGAATACCGACTAATGTTCCTGCCTTAAAGATACAGCATATGGACTACAGCATTGGTCAGGCTAATGCCCAAGCATCCCAGTTGATTGGACAAGAACTAGGAAACATGGTTGGCAAGGTCAGTGAAGCCGTCCTGTTTAAAATAGAGAACGACAAACAACGTGACCAACTTCAAATCAATGATGACGCAAATAATCTGCAAAGACAATACAAGGAACAATTCTCCCTAGCCCGTACCGCTTCTGCCCAAGAAGAGGTCGCTGGTTCATACGAAAAAGAGCTTGCTGGTTTTGGTGAGCGTATTCATAAAAAAGGATGGAACAAGGTCGAGGACAGGGCATGGGGTCAGCAGTTATTTTCCCAGTTAAAAGGGGTGTCATCCGAGTTTAGAATCAAACATAGTAATACGGTTTATAACGAGAATGTATCTGGGTTAGAACTTAAGATTGGTAGATATTTAAAAGATGCCCGTACAAGTGTAAATGTTGATCCGCTTCTTGGTATGGAAAGTGGTATTCGTGATACAGAAAAACTATTCAAGATAGGGGCTATAGATAAAGAGCAGATGTTCCAGAGAGTTAAAGATTTTCAAGATGAATATGTAAATAACAGGGCATATATATTAGCAGTTAGCACCGCAGAAAAGTTTAGAAATCGTCCTTCTGAATTGCCTAGCCAAAAAGAGTTGTTAGGTATTTTACAAAATGGTATGAAAATACCAATGACTCAGGGGAATATAGAGGCTACTCAACGCACATTTCTAAAGGCTTATATTCAAAATGTTACCGAACAAAACCAAGTAGATAAACTGGAAGAGATTAGTTTTGAAATCAAGTATGGCGAAGCTAATGAAAAGTTGGTGAATGGTGCGTTATTAGAGATGGCACAAAATAAGTACACCGTTAAACGTCATATGGAACTTGTTGAGGAGTTAGAGCAAAAACGAGATTATAAAAGATCGTTTCGATTAAAATTAGCTTACGAGCAAAAGGTTAAAAACAAACCACCTAATCCACGTGTTACGAATCATTGGACTTCTGGCCTAGGTTATAGCGATATTGAAAGGAATCCAGAGTTATTTAATATGGGTGTGGCAAAGATTGATGCAATAGAGCAATACATTAAGAGTGACGTGAGTGAATTTAGACCAGAAACAGTACGTGATCTGGATACAATAATGACGCATTTCAGAATTATTAACAGGAAAATGCGTACTGGTTTAACTGGTACAAGCGAAGTGAATGGTATGATTAGTGTTGCTATGAATAGGATAACAGATGGAGATACTCGGAGAGCCATTAACAAGAAGCTACAAATACCAGACGATAGTGCGTATGCCTTACCTGCCACATTCGTGTCTGGATTTGATACTGTTAAATGGAGCAGGGATCTATTAGCTTATTCACCAGCCTATGAAACATTACTTAATAATGCTAGAGAGACTGTTGCCCAAAAAGTAAGAGAGAGAGAAGGTATTTATTCTGACGATAGAATCAAAACAGAAGGATTGGATACCCCAGAGATAGAAGATGATTTCGCAACACTACATAACCAAGAGGTTGTGAGTACATTTTTTAAACTTATGGGTATGGACTATGAAAAGCCACCTGTACTCTCTAAACAAGAAACAATTATAAAAAATAAGAATCTTGTAGATCGTGCTAACAATGCACACAATACTGGCAACATCGCTACTGATGAAGAACGAAATGATATTAAAAATTTACAGGACAAGAAAAATAAAAAAGAATCTAACAAAGAGAAGAATACTCCATCGTTCTCTATTGAGTTAGGAGATTTTGAGGAAGATGGTACTGCTACTGGGTTAACAGGGCAGCAAGTATCCTCACTACCTTCTGAGTTTAAGACCGCAGCTATCGTAATGGATACTACTCAGTCTGTTAGAAAGAATGTTCAAGGATGGGTAGATTGGTGGGTAAAGGATACAGGAAAATTATTAAAAAAGGGACAGTCTTTTGGTGTTGTTCCATCTAAAGAAATGTTAGATTCTTTGACTACTGGGGCTGCCAACATAAATAGTTCTGTAGTAAATAGTGTCAAAAGAGTACTGGGAATGGCAGCACATAAATCTAACTTGATGGCTGAAATGTCTGGTACTGGAGAAGAGTGGCATGGTTTCCGTCAGACACTTGGTTATCCTACATTTAGTTTGGGGGATTTAAAACAATCGCAAGTTTTTGGTGAAAAAGAAAAGGATGTTAGTAAAACTAAAACACCCTATAGCGGTCTGTTACCTTCTTCTATTAGTACAGACCCTATGGAAAAATCAATAACATCCGAAACTTTACATAAGTTGCGACAATCCATGGGTTATCCTATATTCGATTTAGGAAATTTAAGACAAGCACCAATTTTCGGTGATAAAAAACATAGCCGTGAAACTAAGGAATTTTTAGGATTTGCTAAAACTTATTTCCCTGATAATGATGAGTTGGACGACTTTTTAAATTTTGCACGTAACTATAGCGAGGAGCAAGAGAACTCTGTAGCATCGGAAGTCCTACAGGAAACAGAAGAGCAGCTAGTAGAAGAGATGGAAACTGCTGCTAAAGTATTTAGAATAGAGTTGGGTGATTTTGAGGAAGATGAAGACACTCCTAAAGAACCCGAAAAATCATTACGTCAAAAAGCCACAGAATTTATTGCTCCTTATGAACAAGCAACTAGTGATTTCCTTGGAAACACACTTGAGAATATAGAAAAGAATTTTAAACCAGATACACCTGTAGAACAAATACCTGATTGGGCAGTACCTAAATATCCGAATGTTGATGTTGCAGAGCCAAGAGTTGAGAAATTATCAAGTTTACCACCTAAAGAACCTTTTAAGAAACCAGAAACTAAGGTTTCACATCCTGCTGGAGAAGATACTTTTAGGGAATCTATTGGGGAGCGTTTGGACAAACAAACAGAAGCCAGTATAGAAATACCTGATGTAAAAACTTTGGACGATCCTGAGTACCAGAGTTTATTGGAAAATGAGTATGGGGTAGGGCAACGTAGCTTGGGAATGATTGAAATACTAGAACCTGAGTTTCAATCCAAACTTGATAAGTTGGTTGAACTGGCTTGGAGAAAACATGGTTTAAAAGTTATTTTTTCTGAAGGGCAAAGAAGTGAGGAGGATCAAAATACAAAGTATAAGAAAAAGTTATCTAATGCAGAGGCAGGAGAATCACCGCATCAGTATAATGTTGGGGTAGATTTTGCGTTTAAAGCAAAAACCAATGATGAGGCCTTCAGAAGAAAGGGGTATAAAAAGGACTATGGTGATTTTGCATTAGTTGGTGAACTGGCTAAAAAACTTGGGTTAACTTGGGGTGGAGATTTTACGAAACCCGATAGGACTCATTTAGAGATTGGTGGTTTCTTGGATTCTTACATTTCTCAAATGCCAGATAGTTTTTTAGATAAAAAAATTAAAGAGTACAAGAAGGATGGAATAGACAAAAGATTAACACAGTCTGAGTGGAATACTATTGTACTTGAAATGAAGAGTAGAAATCCTAAGTGGAAAGCACCAAAGGAAGGTAAGGGTAGTGTAAGTGTTCCTAATATAACGATATCTGATGAAGATATGTTAAAACCAACAAATGAATTATGATTACACAAGAAGAACTAGTAAGACAGTATAGATCAGATTTAATTCCTCACGCTATGGAAGACCCTATAGAAGAGGTTGTAGGACTTGGTGATCCAGAAAGCGGTAATACATTACTTAAGCGTAATGAGAAAGCAATCGGTGAGCAAGCTCACAAATCGTTTTATGGCGAGGATCACCCTACGATGAACTCTTCTGAAAATAGGGTTAAATCTTTTAAACCTCCAACGCCTGAAGAAGCTAAAAAAAAGGGTATGATTGGTAGTTTAATTGATGGTACTTCTGATGCTGTACTAGGTTTATATGCAGGCGTGGGTTACGGCATTGATGAAATGGCTGTATCAGCTTCTAAAGTGTTAAATACGATTTCTTTTGGTTCTACACCAGAATACGAGGCAAGGGCAATATCAAATTACATGAAGGGTATTGAGCAAAAGGGTGTCGCAGGAGAAACAACTAGGGCTATAGGGCAATTCCTAATGGGGTGGATGCCTTGGACTAGGGCGATTGGTTTGCTTGCCAAAGCAGGTAATTTTGAGAAAGCTGTACGTGGTAACAAGATTACCGCTAACTTTATTGCTTCCTCTATGGCAGGCGGTACAGCGTTTTCACCTAACCACCAAAACATAGGTAACGATCTACAGCATATGGATAATCATTTAGCAGGTGCGGTATCTGAATTTCTTGCTACCAACCCTAATGATCCAGAAGCATTGAACCGTTTACGCAATGCGGTGCAGGAAGGCGGTCTATCTCTTATCGGAGATAAATTAATCTTGCCTGCTGCGAAACTATTAGGTCGTAGCATTGGACAATATATGTCACCTATGCACGAAAAGCTGATTGCTACGCTGGACTTGGAGCGTCATAGAAACGCAAACAAGATCAAAGCCCATTATGGAATTTTAGGTCGTGGTAAAAAATCATTAGAAGTAGATAAAGAAGGTGGTTTTAAGGTAAGCGACAGCCCTCATACTCACGAACAATTACTACGTGATAAGAAACTTAGTTTAAATATCCCCAAAGGTAAAACAGCTATTGACGTAATTAAAGAGATGGATAAAAGCGGTGCATTGGATGAGAAGTTTCGCTCCGTATCTTCTCTTGAGGAGAAGAGTATTCTAGCTCAGAACATCGCTGAAGATTTACATAAACAAGCACAGAAGAGCCTTGGTACGGTAGAGGTTGGTGCTGTTAAGTGGGATAAGACTCCTGCTGGTGGCTTTAAAACTACGGTTGGTGAAAATTCATGGAGAGTATCACCTAATAGAGACGGCAAAACATTCTCATTATTTAAAAATAATAAGAAAATAGGTGATCATAAAAGCGTGAAGGCAGGTAAGTCAGAAATGGCTAAACTAGCTAAGATCAAGCCTACCAAGACAATCCCTAGGGTTACACTACAACAAATACAGAAAGACAGTTTAAAGTTGTTTGAGGAAGTGGGTCTGGATGCTGAGATGATACGAAATTTACCCCCAGACATGGGTTGGAATCCT